CGCCGCACCATCATCATTGGTGGGATAATGCCAGCCGCAATAACCACATTACGTAGCACATTAGCGACAACACTTGCCAATGCTGGCGTGTGGTCAGTATTTAGTTTTCCACCTGCAACACTACTAGCCAATGCTGTAGTAATTACGCCAGGTGATCCTTACATAACACCATCTAACAATGATGAAATAAGTGTTAATCCGTTGGCAACTTTTAGAATACTTATTACTAAACCAGCATTAGACAATCAAGGCAACCTAGCAGGCATGGAAGATTACATTTTGGCAGTAGTAACTAAATTGGCTGCCGCAACCTATCAGATGAATATATCTAGCGTTTCTGCACCAGCAATAGTTAACGCAGCTAGTGGCGACTTGCTAGTATCAGAAATTACTGTATCAATCCTAACGAGTTGGAGTTAAAATGGCATATCAAGGATTAACAGAAGAAGAAAAGAACTTTCTGGCCAAGACAGGTCAGATTACACACACACCAGTAGCGGTTAAAAAACCTGCTTACAAAAAAGAAGAGGAGCAAGACTAATGGCCGTATTTTTATCCAATGGTGCGGTAGTTACTCTTAACAGTGTTGACATTTCAGCATATGTAACAGGGGTTACTATTAACCGCAGTTTTGATGAATTAGAAATTACAGCAATGGGCGACACAGCTCACAAGTTTGTTAAAGGACTAGAGGCATCAACAATTACCCTAGACCTGCTTAACAATGATGCAGCAAGCGGCACAGGTGCAGTTACTGCAACCTTAGCGGCAGCCTGGGGTACTACAGTACCGCTAGTAATTAAGCGTTCTAACGCAGTAATTAGCACTACAAACCCAGAGTATCAAACTACAGTTTTGGTAAACAATACCCAAGACCTAAATGGTGCTGTTGGCGACATCTCAACACAGAGCATTACATTTACTTGTAACTCAGTTATAGTAGTTGACGTAACACCTTAATTAAGGAGCAATAATGGCAAAGCTAAAGATAACAAGGGCTAATGGTGAAGTCACAGAGCACAAGATAACACCAGGTGTCGAGTACGCTTTCGAGTTAAAGTACGGATCAGGTATTAGCAAAGTCCTACGTGAGCATGAACGCCAGACCGAAATCTATTGGTTAGCGCATGAGTGTTTACGTAGGGCTAACGTAACTGTACCTGTATTTGGTATCGAGTTTATAGACAGCTTAGATACTGTAGAGGTATTAGACGAAGAAAAAAAATAGCGCAGCGGGATTCAACACTTTATACGATAGCCAGCCTATCTGTAGAACTAGGGATTCCGCCTAGCGAGTTTATCAATATGGACGCTGAAATGCTTAGGGCAATAATCCAGGTGCTTTCAGATAGAGCTAAGGAGATCAAAAATGCCAGTAGAAATCGTAGGCGTTAAAGATGTCATTAATGGCTTAACCTTTATTGATGAAGATATGTATAGACGTGTTAAAGCAGCCGTAGAACCCGTTATGAAGGGTGTAGAAGCTAAGGCTAAAGGATTTGTAGTGGGCAATAACGAAGTGCTATCAGGCTGGTCTAAGCCAATATCATCTACTGTCGATTATCGCCCATTCCCTAAATATGATGCAGCTACTGTCCGTGGTGGTATTGGATTCAAAGAGGGTCAAAATCGCAGGTTTAGTAATGGTTATACAGTAGAAAGTTATGTTTACAATATTAGCGCCGCTGGTCGTATCTATGAAACCGCAGGTAGATTAAACCCACAAGGCAGAGCGCCATTTACTTCTGTTGCAGAAGGTGGCGGCACAATGGCATTTAAGCAATCAGGTAGCAGAAAAAATAGAAGCCGATCTACATCTGCATATAATTCTAATAATCCATTCGCTGGCTATCAGTTTGTTACTGACTTACCTACTCTTACATCTCAGCCTAAAGTTAAAGGCGCTAGAGGTGGTGGTCGTAAGACTAAAGGCCGCTTGATTTACAAAGCATGGGCGCAAGATAGTGGCGATATTTATGGCGTAATTGTAAAGGCTATTAACGCCACAGTTACACACTTTAATAAGACTACAGAAAAGAAGGTCGCATAGTGGCCAATATAGTCGTCTCTGCACTCAGTACTTTTAATAATAAAGGACTTAAAAAAGGCAAGAAAGAAATCGGTATATTTGAAAAGCAGTTAAAATCTTTTCAAAGAACTTTTTTAGCTGCATTCTCAGTAACAGCATTAACTAGATTCAGCAAAGAAGCAGTAAAAGCGTTTATAGCCGATGAGAAGGCTGCCAAGTCTTTAGAGACACAGTTAAAAAATACTGGCTACCAATTTAGCGCACCAGGGGTAGAGTTATACATAGCCAATTTACAGAAGGCCACAGGCGTATTAGATGATGAATTACGCCCAGCATTTCAACAATTATTAACTGTAACAGGATCAATCACCACAAGCCAAGAAGCATTAAATACTGCTATGAATGTATCAGCTGCTACTGGTAAATCATTAAGCCAAGTAACCGCAGCCTTATCACGTGCCTACGCTGGTAACACCACAGGATTAAGTAGATTAGGCGCTGGCTTAGATAAAGCCTTATTAAAGGCTGGTGACATGGATGCAATTATGGCCGAGCTTAATAACAAGTTTGCAGGCCAAGCGCAAGCTAGATTAAGTACTTACGCTGGACAGATGGACTTATTAAGAGTTGCATCGGAAAACGCTAAAGAAGAAATTGGTGAAGGTTTATTACTAGCACTACAAGCAATAGGCAAAGATAATAGTATTGATGAAGTTACTAGAAAGATGGAAAACCTAGGCAAGTCTACGGGTAAGACCATCGAAGGTTTAGGCGTATTAATTGGCGAGATTAAATCTATACCTGGCGCTAAGACTTTAGGCGATATTGTATTTGGCACAAACATATTCAACATGCTTAATAAGTTGGCTCAGGAAAACAGTAAGGGTAGATTCCCTACTGCACCTGCTAGAGAAACTCCAGCACAAGGTCGTATTTTAGCTGCACAAAGAAGACAAGAAATTAAAGCATCTCAGGATTTATTAAAGTTAAAAAAGCAAGAAGTAACCACATTAAAGGCTAAGACTGCTATAGATCAGCTTAAAGACAAGTTTGATATTGAACGTATTGGTTTAACTAAGGCACTTAACGAAGCCACAGATGGTGAAACTAAATTACGTCTAAGAGCCCAGTTAGCAATCCTAGATAATAACGAAGCATTAGCAAAGAAGTTATTGGCTGAGATGGAAGGCAAGAAAGCCACAGAAGAATTAACTACTCAGTTTTACGCATTAAGTGAAGCTGCTAAAAACTTATTATTATCCTTTGGAGTTAGCCCAGATCAAATTGGCCCAGGGGGAACTATTACTGGTACTGGTGGTGGTGGCCGTATGGGTAACCTTGCAGATGTAGCAATCAATAACCCTTATTTTGGTTATAGTGATGCTGCTCAACAATTAGGTTTAGCATTAGGATTTACGCCAGCGATGAGCCAATCATCATCACCAGAGATTAGAATAACTGTAGACACAGCTGCGGCAGGCGATAGGATGAGCCAAGCTATTGCAGAAAGTATCCAAGTAGCCACTAGAAATGGATACAGCACAGTACCTGCTGGACAAGGGTTCTAATGACAGTACCTGTAATAAATGCAGTAATTAACTTTGGTACTGGCCCTAGTTTTGCTCAGGCCATGATACTTGGCACAGGTATTTTAGATACAAACATATTAGCCGATTCTGCTGCATTAGTGGTAGATGTATCTAATCAAATTAACCGCATAGAAACTAATCGAGGCCGTACCGCTCTTAGTGATTCATTTCAAACAGGATCACTTACATTACGCATAATAGATCAAAATGGTGATTTTAACCCACAGAATACATCTAGCCCATACTTTACATTTTTGACACCTATGAAGAAGGTGCAGATAAGCGCTACATACAACAGCGTTACTTATCCTATATTTTCAGGGTTTATTACAAGTTATGTTACAACATACCCAGATAGTTCAGGTTTTGATGAATTAGCCATAACCACTATTCAAGCTGTAGATGCTTTTAGATTAGCCCAGTTAGCACAGATAAGCACTGTAACAGGTGCAACGGCTGGCGATCTATCAGGTACTCGTATCAATGAGATATTAGATGAAATTGACTGGCCAGCCACCATGCGTGATGTCGATGCAGGTTTAACTACATTACAGGCAGACCCAGGCACTAACCGCACAGCATTACAAGCATTAGAAACTGTAGCGCAGTCAGAGTATGGCGCTTTATATGTAGATGCTAATGGTGAATTTGTATTTCAAGATCGAGGCGTTACAGCTAGTTCTATTGGTG